TTATCACCATAAACCTTATAAAGTGCAAATGCACCAATAGCAATGTTATTGCTTTGGTTAGTTGATATACCAGCACCCCATAGTGCTTCACGACCTATACCAATGTTCTGATCGTGATCTTCCAGACCACTATTTGTAGTGATACCAGAAGTTACGAGTAAGAAACCATACTGACCAGAAAGACCAAGATATCCTGAAGAAGAACTATCTAAGTAGATACAATCATTATTGTCAGTAAGTAACGCAAAGTCGTTACTACCCTTAACTTTAAAAGGACCAGCCTTAGTTTTACCTAAGTGACCCTGACTTGCAGTACCAACATTAAATGTTAGATTATTATTAACCGCATTATTAACTACACTTAAATCATTAAGATCTTCAATAGCAATTGCCCACATACCACCAGTTACACTGGTAATACCTGCAGCTTCTATACTACCATATACCTTATAGTCATAAGGATCTGTTGGTAATGTACTAGCATCCGAGAAGGAAATTGCTGTAGCAGTACCAGTTTCACCATATCCAATAAGAGTCTGAGAACCTAAATCCTGTCCTGACTTATCACCAATATAGATGTTATGTGAACCTTCTGCTTCTTGTCCTGCAAAGTTTCCAAGGAAGATACTAGATTCTGATTTAGTCTGACCACCTTTTTGGAAAGCACTATGACCAATAGCAACATTTCGCTTAGTAAGAGTGGATAAACCAGCGTTCGTACCAGCATAGTTACCAATAAAGAATCCCTGACGATCACTACCATCAGTTTCTTGCCAACCAGCTTCTTTACCAATTCTAATTAACTGGGTTCTAAAATCATAGTTCTTTTCAATTGTAGAAATGCCAGTAATCGTTAGATTATTAGTCGTAGAGGCATGACTTACATTAATCTGCTCAAACTGTGCAGATGTAGAATTGAAATCATTAAATGTACCACCAACACCAGCAAGAGCACTTATAATACCTACCTTACTTTGTAGGTTAAGAGTGTCAGTAATGTCAGTTACATAAAGATTTGGTGCAGTTGCAACACCAGTTATATTCCAGTTTCTTGCGTTTACTTCATCGTATGTTAAATCGCCTGTAACCGCTAGATTTCCTGCAACAGATAAATCCCCCGATACAGTGGCTGCAGCACCTACTAGAAGGTCTGTAGCGACACTCCAGGTGTTGATCTGCCCTAATGGGTTAAGAATAACTGCCCTAGAACCAACTGGCTTACCAAAGTCAGCAGGGTTACCTGGTAACATATCGGTGTAGTATTCACCACCGATTGCTATAGGAGCATTTGTATTACCGTCTGGATGACCAATATATAATTTCTTATAAGACTTACCTGCACCTACATTCGTAATATCATAGGTGTATACTAATTCACCAAAAGATACACCAGTTCCTACTGGTGCGACGGTTGGTGGCGAGGTTCCTTTGGTCCTCTTTAAAAGAATCGTTGCGGCCATTTTTAGTATTCACCCCCATCAACTGTGGTGGTTGGTAAGGTAGATTGAGCTACGAATTGAGCGGCTGCTGAATCGTATACTAAAAAACTACCGTTGGTTAAATTTGAAGTGTTTACATCAGAAAGTAAGGCTAACTTACCACCTCCACCACCGCCTCCTAAAGAGCCGCTGGCAATAACTTTTACTTGGCTACCTGTGCCTATTCGTAATGATGGCATTACCTTGTTACCCCTTGTCTAACGAGGACAGAGCCCTCAACAACTTTATACTTCTTAGAAGAAGAATCGGTTATAACGACATCATAAACATACCTACCAGGACTAAGTGTATTAGTCGTAGTATCAGTCATTTCGAGTTTAATTTCTCCATCTACAGGAGCTGGAATACTTGCAGTGAAAGCAGTATGAGTTGTACTCCCAGACCACTTACGAAGGTAAGCAGAAATTGAGAATCCACTAAGATTCAAGGTAGTATTATTATCATTATCACCTAATGAGAATAAATGTTCAAAATCCATACCTTGCTCAATCTGTAGATTAGCAACATATACTGTCATTTTTACAGTCTAATATCCTATTAGGTATTTAGTTTCTGGGGAAGTTCCTGAATGAGTCTAGCTAAATGGTCAACTTTTCTATTTAAAATCTCTATATCATTTCTTAATATTGCCATATCTCCAAGTTCTGCGATATCTGGACATACATTATCTTCACCATGAAGATACCTTAAATGCTCTACATGTGGATCTCTCATGTGATTTTTTCAGCAATTTTTGCCAGCATATCTTTTATTTCAGTAATTTCTTTCTTCATATTATCTAGCTCTGCTCTCTCCATCTGTTTCTTAGTCTTTGCTTGTTTATACGCAATATAACCAGAGCTATCATCATTTATGATAGCTCCTGTTTTTTCATCCCTAAAAAGGTTCGTATGACCTTCCACTCTTATCATGCCAATGCCAGTGCTCTAATATTTTTGATAACTGGTACTTCAGCCTGATTGGATCCGTTCATCACAATTTTAATAACAAACCCAGTAAATGGATCTAAGTCATTAATTGTGTATTGATATTCTTTAAAGTCCTCCCCTGGAGTAACTAAAGAATCAGCACGGCCATCATTCCTATTGAAGTTGATAGATGTGTCTCCAAATCCATCACCATCAGTATCAACCATATTTAGATAACCTGGGAATAGTGTAAATTTCTGATCAACTTCACTATAATCCTCACTAACAACACTGTATAAAACTCTAAAATCAGTAGATGCTGGTCTATAACCATCAAATACAACTTTAAGAGAAGTTGCTGGTTTCTTAATGTTAATTACTCTAGAACTATAATAAGATGTGTGAACATCTCCAAAGAGAGCATTAACTTTAGCATCAATAGGATAATTCCCCTCATCAATTGGCTTATTGATCCTATTGGAAGAAAATCTTATAGACATTGTGTCTAAACAGATCATTGGAGAACTCCAGAAGTTTCCACCATTGCTGATAGCAACCCTAGCAGTTAATGATCTATTCCTAAACATATTAGTCAACCTAATATTTTCATTAACCTCAGATGCCACAACCCTAGTAGTAGGAAGTCTTGTTCCTTGATTAAGAATAAATGGTTCAAATCCTTGATCGATAAATGATTGCTCATCACCATCAATACTAGTTCCACTTACTGTTCTAAGACTTAAGGTGGAAACATCCGTTGGTCCAGGTGTTGTAATGTCAAATAGTGGAGTAACAGTATCATACTGAATATTCTTAGAGGCATGAGCATTATCTCCACCACCATGAATATTTGATGCAAAAGAGAGTTGAGGTTGTTGAAGTGCTGATATATCAGTACCTCTACCTTCTCTATCAATTTTGATTATAAAGTCATCCATATTTCTACCCAAAGTAGAAACATCATGATCTTTATTAATCTTAGTTAAACTAATACCACTAAATTCATATTTACTAATAATATCTCCTTGGGCATGATTAATAGATTGAGTATTCTTTACTCCCCTAGTAATACCACTTAGAGTATTAATACCAACAGATGTATAGGAAATAAGTTCATTGTTGATAATAGCATATGCAGTATTTGCTGCACTAACTAGAACACCTTCAAATACATTAAATCCAATACTATCAGCAATAGCAACACTACTTGTAGTAGAATTAATTATTGTTGAAAGTGTGGTTGGTACTGTATTTGGAGAAGCACCACTAATAGAAACCTTGTTACCAGTTCCATACATTCCATGGTTAAAATAACCAACTCGTGCATATTCTCCAGTATACAAACTACCAGTTGCATCAAACCTAGTGACATCAAGAGTTGAGTCAATAACAGTTCCTGCAGAATGATAGTAGGATACATCATCACCAGTAGTAAATTCTTCACCTTGAATATCAGTAAGATAAAGAGTATCAATTCCATTAAGAGAATTAATACCAATCCTACATCCAGAACCACTACCACTCATATCAGCAGTTACGATTCCGACCATATCACCAACTTTGTAACCTTCACCATCTTGAGTGATAGTAGCAGCAGTAATTGGTGAAGCACCAGTACCTACAGTTACAGAAAGTTTTAATCCAACACCACTACCAGTAATGTTGTATGTTCCAACACTAGCAGCAGGAGTTCCATAAGAAGTGCCATTGGTTTGAATACCAACTACACCAGTAACGGGACCACCAACATCTTCGATAAATCCATATCGATAATCAGCTTGTGCATCACCAACCTTTCTTCCAATAGTAAACACTGTTCCTATAAGACCAGGATTTTGAGAAGTTGTAATACCAAGTGAAGCTTTCTTAGGAAGTGCTTCAATTGGATTCTTATTCAATGCTGGTAGAATACCATTATTAGATCTAATTGGTGGGTTTTGGAATGTTACCACTGCATCAGTTTCTTCAAACTCTGCACGATATAGTTTAAATGTTAAATCTTCAAACTGGCATGGAGTCCATGTAGATGCATTTTGAGACTTGAACAAAGAACCTACAGAGAACTGGTTACTATAAACCCGTCCTGCAGCACTTGGCAAAGTCTGTGCATTAAGAGCAGTCTGACCCATTTCTGCAATAAACACTTCATAAGTGTTCGTAGGAGCACCTACAACAATAGCGTATTCTTTCGCAGGTTCCAGATATACTGGAGCAGGGAATGTCGCTCTAGTTGCCACTGAGGCATCTGTAGTGACTGTGATATTTGCAGAAGTCAAAACCACTCTTGAGTCAGGAGAAACCAACTTTTCAGTTGGGAATCCCAATTCCATTGTCCTCAATTCCACGAAAGCGGGAACGGTTGGATCTGTATCAATTGTTGCAAAATATACATCAATACCAGTTACATATGCACCAAATTGATCCACTGTAAATGACTGTGCTAGAGGGTCACGATTTCGAGGAGCTCTAGGAGGTGGAGGAGTAGGTACAGGAACTGGCCTAATAATAGTCCTATTTACAGTCCTAGTTCTATCAATAACCCTTGTGTTATTAATAATAACTGGGGGTGGTGGTGGAGGTGGTGGGGGCGGTCTACGGTTTACAAAGGTAAGCGTTACATCTCTTTGTATCGTTGTCGTTTCTAAAGTTGTAATCCTAACATCAGTTTGTATAATTCTTGTAGTTCCAATTGCAGTATAAATTGAATCAGCAGCAGAAATTGCAGTACTGCCCCTCAATCCAGTAGCATTAACAGAACTAGATGTTACCTTAAATTCTCTTTCACCAGATCTTACTCTAGCAAGTGGAGCTGGTGTAGCAGTAGGATTTCTAATCCATACACATGCTCTCAAATCACCATAAGGATCAGAGAACAAATTAAGATTAGAAATTGTAGCTTGTGCTCCACTAGTTGCTCCAGAGATTACTGTTCCAACTGGAAGATATCCAAAGAAATCTCCTTGTGCTTGAGCAGCAAGTGCAGCAGTATCAACATTAATAACTGTAGAACCTTGAGAATATGCTGTAGGTAGAGTTTCATTCCTATCTAAAGGATTAACCTCATATACTGTCGCAGGACTTGCAAATGGACCTGTTTTATGATCAGGTCTACAAAGTCTGAATGTATAATTCTCTCCATTTACAAGAGCATTAATTGTTTCTCCTACAGTAAAGGCACCAACAACATCCTGAATTCCAATAATCTTAGGAATAATATCACAATTACCAATCTCATCAAAGAAGGTAAAGAATCTAGAATTAGGTCTTAAACCATCTACATTATACTCAATATTTCTAGATCTAATGAATGGATCAAAAGTCTCTTGAGCAATATAAGTATTCCTTGATTCAATATCATCTCTTTCTACACCAGATACAAATTCATTTGTACTTCCTCGTAATTCATCTTGTCCAAATCCACCATCAACATTTTGTACTCCAACTCTAGTATCAAAGACTCTTCGTCTAATAATTTGAGTAGTAAGAGTTTGAGTTCTTTCAGTATTAATCCAATTATCACTAGTTGGATTTAATGTTAAATTGCCAGTGTAATTATAAACAAGGAATGGATTGAGATTCTCTACTCTTGTTGCAAAGTTTTGATTAACAAATTCAGTTTCCTTATACTTAAGGGTAATCATCCTACCCGTCTTCTGAGACTTATCATCCAACAAAGGAAAGTTCTCAGTGAAATCTAATGTTTCTGGAGATTGCTGTGTCTCAGGCAAAAGCTGCATATCCAGAGAAGTGATATCAGTAAGAGGTCTTAATTCTCCCCTAACAGTATCAACATCAACAGGAGAAGATATGTCAATAAAATCTTTGGTCCTAAGACCATCAGCAAAATACCCACTCTTAAATCTATCAAGTCCATCAGCATCTCTAACTTGTAAAGTTTGAACTTTCTGTTCTAATAGAGATAATGTTGTTACTTTTTCTAGATTTTCAACCCTATCTTCCAAATTACCAATATCTCTCATTGTATAACGACGATTATCAATTAAGAATACCTGTGCGCTACTTGTTTCATAAAGGTATGGTGGCCAGACAATGGTAGCAAGTGTCATGCTATCCCCATCATCTGCAGGGGGTTTAGGATTAGAAGAAGGAGTTCCCTTCAAAACAAACATATTACCCGATGTTTTAAGAATGAGTTTATCCATTCTTCCAAAGTAATGCTTGTATCCAAATCTAGAAGATTCATTTGGAGTTACAATCCTACTACCTACTGAGATATTATCTCTATTACTATAGAAGAATGGTGAAACAGTAGCACTACCTGGTGTAAATTCTACAACTCTAGACCTAAAATCAAGAGTATCACTTGCCCTATAGTTTTGTTTACCAATTCCTGGAATATTCTTACTAAATCTTTCTGCATCGTAACTATTGACAGTAAATACATCTCCAGTATCTGCAGATGGAATTTCATATCTATCAAGAATTACTAAAAGACGCTTAGATGGAATATACCCATCATTAACCCTCATCAATCTGGAATAATCATAATACTGTTCTTTCTGACCTTTATCTAAAGTAAATGCATCTGTTACATCATTATACTTTCCAGGAATTATTGCTTGAAGAGTTGCTGTAGCATTAGATTCTTGGAAAGAAAGTGTTTCTAGAAGTTGGAACTTATCAGATGTTTTGTATACGATACTGATATTACTATTACCAGCATCAATAGATACTACTCTTGCAACCGAATTGGTATTTTCTCCAACGATAGATTCACCAACAATAGCATTTTCAAAAATAGGATCAGTAGAAGTAAAGACTAATTTGTCTAAAATAGGCTTATCTTTATCTAAAGATTCGTAAACAGCAATTACTTCACCCACATCAGGATGATTTAAACAAATATCCTGGTCTTGTACTCGTATTCCATAAAGAGCACTATTAGTTAATCCATCATTAAGAGTAGAACCTTGAACTGTTCCTGACCCTATTTTATTAGAATAAATTATATCAACTTGCTGACTTCTCTTATATTCTTTAACTTTTGTTTTAATATTATTCTTAGTAACTGTTGCATTAACAGTCATCCCAGATTCTGAGAATTTTAGTCCATTAATAGTTAAAGTTGTATCAGTAACAACTACTTGTGATTGATCAATAGTAGCAATTTCACCATCATCATATTGTACCTGATATCTTTCTTGATCAAATCCAACAAAACTAATATCATTAATTGAAATATTAGAAGTAGAAACTACTAAAACTCCATTAGCATCTGTAGATTCATTTTTTACTTGTGCAGAAAGAGTAAGTTTAGCTCCAGTAAAGTCAATATCAGCAATATTATTTTTAGGAAGTTTTAAATACAATCCTGCATTATCTTCATTAGTCAACTGTTGTTGACCAATTCTAAAAGTACCCGTATATGCAATACCAGGAAGAGTTCCACCATAAAGATCAGGATTTGATGTCATTGCAACAACTTTCATGCTACCACCATCATCAGCAACTTCACTAACAATATTTCTAGAAGGTAATGAACTAGTTGGATTGTTATAAAGTATTACATCACCTGGCTTAAAGCGTTCAAATGTTTTACCAGTACAAGTAACCGCACCTGCAGATGTAATACTAACAAAATCGGTAGCAGAGAACCCATATGGTATTACTTCATTAAGCTTTTTCTTACCATAAAATGAAGAGGACTGTTGTACAGAATCAACATCGTCAATATTATAATTCCTTACTCTCTCAACAGTTCGTGACAATCCATTAATATTACCATCAACTACAATCTTTTCACCTGGTTGAAATTTACCAGATACCTGAGTTATTGAAATTGTACTAGTACCAGCACCAGCAACTGAATGTCCAAGAGCATAACCTGTAGCACCACTCTCTTTACCTTCAATATAAGCAGATGTAATTACATCTGTAGATTTAACATTATCATTTAATGATAATTCCGTAAACAATTGAACATCATACAAATAAGCATCAAACTCAGTTGAGTTATCCGTATATTTTGAATCTACTAATCCAAAATTATAAACTTTTGCAGTACCAACTCTTGCACTACCAATACCACTCTGAAGATCTAACGCATTATTAAATGTTGTTACACCAGTAACACCATTAAGCCTAAGTCTATTTCCTAACCTAAAAGAAAAATTCTCTTCTAATTTTTCGGAAGTAATTCTTGGTTTATCTACATCGAGAGTCTCTCCCATAGTCTGGAATTCATATCCTTTCACATATGCAGTACCAGGAGAAACCCTAACAACTGCAAGATCATCATTTGGTGTGTTACCCTCTCTAGTACTTTCAGTAGCATAGTAGATACCTTCACTACCCATTCTATCATTCAAACTATCCATTACATTGATAAAGAATGGACTTACTGTGTAATCTCCAGACTCATCATGTGTCCTTTTAGCAATATAATCTCTAATTAAATTATACTCACTATGTCGCTTAATTTCTTTTTCAACAATACCAGCTCTTACTCTTATAACTTCAATAAAATCTGTATCATCAAAATCATCAACATCCTTCTTAGCAAGAATTAATTCTATTTTTAATCTATCAGCACCAGGAGCAGCATAGTTTGAAAATCCTTTAGCATTATCATAAAGATCTGGATCTTCTTTAGCATTAATTGCACTTTCAACTACTTGCAATCCAACCCTATAAAATGGCTGATTATCATACTGATCCAAAATAAGAGTTTGTTGATTAACTCTTACAAAAGCACCTCTAACAAAATATACTCCAGCGGAAATATTTACTGCAGATCCTGAAAGACAAGAATCCTGAGCAATAGTTGATGCAACAGATGAACCAGTATTTAATGTAGTATTGCCATAAGTAACAGGTTCTTCTAATAATATTATTTCAGAATCTTCAAAGAAATCAAAAGATCCACTTGGACCTGGAGACAAATATTTTACATATAATGTTGGATCTGACGAAATAGAATCTACTGCAGTAAGATAATTAACAACTTTTGCAGTAATACCAGAAGTTTGTCCTTTTATTCTTTTTCCTACAATACTACTTAAATAAATCTCAACATCCGTTCCTAAATGAGTAGCATCTAAACGAACTGCAAAATAATTTCCATCATAAGTAACACCACCAGGAATAACAACAGATCCCTCTTTAAAAATATGACTACCAAACTGTTCAACCTGATTCTGCATAATAGACTGCAGACTCGTTAATTCACGAGCTTGAACAGGAAATCCTGGTTTAAACAGAACTTTATGATAATTGTCCGTCCTGTCAAAGTCGTCGTAATAAGGACTTATGTTCAGATTTGTCTGTTGTGGCATCGGTTTAGAATTCTAATACGATTTTGATGTCTTCTTTTTGACGCACATTCCTTGTAATAGAAGGTCTATTATCAAGGTAGATGATCTCGCCACTCCTCTTATTTATTTCAGCATCAGCAAGACCATTTGTAAACTGTGCGCCAAGATCAACAACCTTACCCGAAGGAGTAGTTGTAGAGATGCCACTAAAAGTCTGATCTATATTAACACTGAAAGCACTACTAGTAACTGCATTAGCAGTTGCTTGGAAATTTAAAACAGGAGATTGATTGTTAACTTCCTTACTGTCAGTCTGATCATGAGTTAATTGATTGTAAGAAAGACTTCTATCTTGGAAGTACTTAATTACCTTAGTATCAATATCATAAGAAGCAACATATCCTCTAGCAGTACCAACTCCAGTAATACTTTGTTCAATAGCAGTACCAATACCAAGAATCTGAGAGGTATCTCCAGTAAATTTAAGTGATTTCAACCCAGAAAATTCAGAAGTTTGAAGATAATTAGTTCCTGCTACACCAATTGCAGTTGGGTTTCTAATTAATCCAACTTGAGAGAATTTAGTATCTGATGCAAAATCATATGAAGATGAATCAAATCGAGTATAAATTAAGACTTTATCTGTTCCTAGTTCCTTATAAGCATTATAACCATGCCCTAAAGAAGGAGGAATGATAGGTGTTAATCTAGCAAATTTAGTAGCAGCACCATTAATAGAAGACAAATCAACACGAGCATAACTATAACCTCGACCGCCAGATGTTACCTGTGCGGAAATAATTTGACCATTGGTATTAGTTAGGATTCTAACTTTACCTCCCGTGCCATCACCAACAATATCAACTTCAATAGGACTGGAAAGGAAACTATATCCTGTTCCTGCCTCATCAATTGATACTACTTTAATCTGATTACTATTAGTATCAGAATCACCATTATCTCTAACAACTTTAATATCAGCATCAATTGTGGTGTCCCAATCATTAGGAACAGCAATATATTCAGTAGAGTCAAATTTCACGATATCCGCAGGAGGAACCGTGAACATATACTTCCAAAGATAACTATCACCACTTACACCAGCAGCAGATGGTTCGAGATCAGTAAAAGTTGGTTCATCTAATGATGCACCTGCAATAGTGGAAATACCAGCAGAACCATTATTAATACAAATATAGACTCGATAGTCTTTATTCATTACATAATAGTTTGCAGAGTAAAGTCTACTAGAGTTAGATACTAAAGAACGATGAGTTACACTATAATCATGGCGATACATGTCATAAGATGTACCTTTAGTCCAAGCAACTTTTCTAATCAACCTTCTAACATCACCAGGAAAGACCTTTCTACCAAATAACATAGTATCATATACATGGTTATTGTAATTGATACTATCAACAGGTGATGGAGGTTGGATAGTTGTACTATTCCAAGTATCCGTGCGTCCAAATCCCGCTATTGTTGGATTTACTAATCCTAAAAACGCATAGTAAGAATTAGTTCCTGCTGTAACATCATCCATGAAGTTATTAGCATTAATAATCCTAAATTGGTCGGTTATAATTGCTGCCATTGCAATATGCTAGAGAGAGGTCTTACTATTTTGGTATTTATAAGGTTTTATTAAAGGCTCCAGTGTTTCTCAATCCAATATTGCGCCTTTGTGCAATTGGATAATTATCTAAGGAGGGATCATAATTAATTCCTTTAACATCAAGAGCGATTGGATAACCAACATCTCTTGTTGCAGAAGAGAATCTTCCCCAACTCATTCTTGCTGCAGGGTGTAAGGTTGATCCAATACCAACCAATCCTGAAACATCAGTTCCTGAATGAATATTACAGGTTATAACACCTGTTCTAGAACTTCCATCCCATGCCAATCCATTAGCATAATAAACATTATCAACATAATATGTACTGATGGCGACAATATCGGAATCATGAGAATCAATACTGGTTATAACACCTGCAGCAGGTGATAATCCAGATCCGTAGATTTTAAATGGATATCCTTGCTGGAAATCTTGAACATAAGAGGAATTAAAGTCATTAACCAAATTATTAGTATCTAAGTGGAATACAATTGCAAGATCAGTACCAATACCAACTGAAGTTGTAATACCAGTAATAAAACCAGTATATCCCTTAACACTAGTATTCAATGGTTCAATAGCATTCCAAATTTCCCAATTAACTCCTGCCTGAGCAGTTGTTCCAAATCCGACTGGTGCTTGTACAAACAATCCAAAATCATCATTAAGTAATCCATCAATATCTCTATAATTGGTAGTATGGTCAACATGAATTGTTGTATCAGTTTTTGAGAATCCAGCAATAACATTTGCTGTTGGATAAATTTGAGCTTCCTGAGAATCTCTTGCTTTAGAAACTAAACCACCACCAAAGACAATATCTTTCTTTTGCTTATTCCATCTAAATGGTTTGTAATTATCATTATTAACACCAGCACCTTGATAGAATGGGGTTTCTATAACAGATGCCGTAGCAATTCTTTGAACAATTCTAGCTTCTTGTTGTGCAAAATTAGTAGTATTCTTAGCAACTTGATTTAATTCAACATAAGAACTCTTGAATAGATCAAGAGAGTCACCCTCTTTAATAATTTCATTAACATCAAAGAATACGCTATCAGCTCCAACTGTTCCTCTATAGAAGAAGATAAAGACTTCATCTTCAACTGTAGGTGGTGTTATAAACTGAAGAGAAGTTCCTCCACCAAATGCATAATGCTTATTTGGCTCTTGTAGAACACCATTAACAAATATCAATAAAACAGGTCCAAGATCAATTTCTCTAGAATCTGGATCATTATTATCGATTTCAAAACTAATCAATTGATTCTGATAATATAATGGGAATCTAGTCCTGTCTCCATCCTGATATCCTTTAATATTATCAATATAATCAATATTACCAAATTGCCAAGAAGCAATATCATCATTAAAGATATTAATTACTTCAACTTCAAATGGGATGAACAAATCACCTGCATCAGGATTAGTTGATAATCCAACTACATTAAACTTATCACCTTTCTTAAATCCGTAACCAATCTTAGAGAAGTCCCATCTTTGAACTTCATGAAGTTCAAATTCTTTACCTGTAGAATATCCAACATGATTAGTACTTATCCCAAGTATATCTACGATAATACTACATCCAACACCTGTTATTGAGGTATTTCCAAGACCTTCTCTATAATTACCCTCAATAACTAAATGTTCTCCATTTGGTTCTGGAGCAAAGACAAGAGCATCTTCAGTATATCCACTACCACCATTATCAACACTAAAGATCAAAGATCCGCCAGCACCGACAATTGCAGTAATAGTCGCACCTGATCCAACAGCATCAGTTACTCCAATAGAAATTGTTCCAAGATCGGTAGTATAACCAGAACCATGTGTTAATTCGTACCAAGGAGCAGCAGTACCACCAGCATGATAAGAGTGTGGAATTGTACTTGGTCCTGCATTTACCCTAAAGGTTCTAGCAGAAACAATACCTGTTATATCTAAAGATTCATCATAATCTGGGAAAATGTTAGTAGTTAAACCAACTCTTACTGTACCACCACCAGTGTAAGGATGTGCCAAGGTAGACACACCAACAAATGTAGTAAAGGATGTTGTAGTTCCTACAGATCTTACAGAGTAATAATAACCTTGAACACCACTAGGATAGGTCTTAGAACCATATGTACAAGTAACTCCAATACCATCTAACTTAAAGTTCTCTGGAGCAACTAGTCCATGATTAGGAACAGTAAACTGTAAAACACCTGTACCAGGATCGTATACTGCGTTTGTTGGAGTTAAAGCAGTACCTGCCCAAGTATCCACTCTAAGTGGATTAGCAGCAGCACTTACGAATTGATGATCATATGCACCACCATACTGAACTGCACCAGTTGCAGCACTTTGGAATGTATGAGCATAATTTCCACCAGAGACTACTGCGTCAGTTGCCTCATGTCCTGCACCGATATCATAATTATGTACGCTAGTGTCAGTTGAAACACCAACTTGAAGAGTAATATATCCAGTCTGTTTCTTAATACCACCTGTAGTCGCACTATCGAATGTATGTGCAAACTGGTGAGCAGGACCAGATGAACCAACATCAACAGCAAATGTGTCAGTAGTTGTGCTTGCAATAGATACCCACTTACCACTAATAGGATCAGAAGATCTTGGATATGTGTGAGAAGTTCTATAAGAATCTCTTGAGCACTTCAATGATATTGAATTATCGTCAAACTTAACTCTATCGTTGTTCATGAATCCATGACCAGCGACTGTTACAGTCATGATACCAGCAGAAGGATCGTATACAGCACCTGTTGCGGTAACACTAGTAGATCCTACTGAGTGGATACCAATTGGTTGATCGTATGCTCTGTCCCTCTTCTGATCCATGCTACCAACACCAGCAGCCTGGAAGGTATGCCCGTAAGCACCACCACCATGAATCTGTGATCTCTTAATAGCACCAGTTACACCAGAAGCAAATATATGATTTGATGTATCAGGAGAACTCATACCATTAGTTCTAAAGGTATTAGTCGTTACATTAGAAACCTGAATCCACTTACCACTGTAAGGATCGGTTGTTCTAGGATATGCATGAGTTGTACTGTAGTCATCCTTAGCACATGTGAAGGAAACTGCACCAGTATCAAATAGAACCCAATCACCATTGTTAAGACCGTGATTAGCAGATCTAACTGTCATGATACCAACAGTACCATCATATTGTGTACCAGTTTCAGCAGTTAGTCCATCATGCGGTACGAAATGATGAGTTGAAATATTTGTAGACGGTTGTGACGCTAAAACTTGGAACGAAATCGTATTTGCGCTCGTAGAAGCGATAGAAACCGCAGTTGTAAACCCAGGATCGCTAGATCTTGGATAATTATGTACACTCTGATAAGTGTCAAAACCACACCTAAATGACATCGATTCGGGTGAAAGTTGGATAGAAACACCCGTCATAAAGTTATGCTCACCTATCGTAGCTGTCACAATACCAGCAGTGGGGTCGTAGACGGCACTGGAGATGCTAAACGGTTGGATAGGTGACTTACCTACTTCGACACTAAACGAGGTGGTTGTAATGCCTGTAATAGGCAACCACTTACCACTGACAGGATCAGATGATCTTGGATATGTCTTAGTTGAAGTGCCGCCATCCATGTCGCACTTGAATGAAATAGAGTCATTATCGAATCTAATCCAATCACCATCGTGAATTAAACGCCCGCCAGGTATAACTGTAACAGTCATAATGCCCGCATTGGCATCATATGTTGCACCATTTACAGTCTGAGTATCGACTGTATTGCGTGGATATGCGTGAGAAGAAATATAACTATCGTTTGCACAACGGAAAATGAGGGATCCAGTCGCTAACTTAATATCACTTTGTGCTGCTAATCCATGTTGACCAATGTTAAGGTCAAGGAATCCAGTACTAGGTGTATAAGTTGCAGTAGTAACACTATAATTGACAGTAGGTGATGTACCTACAGTAATAGCAATACCTGTTGTTGTAGTAGATGCAACTGAAATCGCAGTATCATAATAAGGATCAGATGTTCTAGGATAAGACTTAGTTTGACTATTTCCATCCATAGCACACTTAAAGTCAAGTGAACTACCCTTAATCTTGATAGTATTACCTGCCATAATATTATGGTTAGGTATAGTCATCGTCATGATACCCGCTACAGGATCATAAACTGCATTAGTAGGTGTCCAACCAACATTAGTAGTAATACCAACAAATACATCGAAAGTATTAGTAGTAACATTCCTTACTTCAAGTAACTTATCATGGTATGGATCACTTGCTCTTGGATATGTGTGATTAGTTGCATAAGCATCCTGACTACATGTGAATGTTAAAGCACCTGTTGCAATACCAACTAAATTTGGATCAGTGAAGTTATGAGCACCATCGGTAATAATTGTACCAATACCACTAGCATAATCATAAACGAATGAGGTGATTCCAACAGTAGTACCATACCCAAGATCAGATTTGCCGACATCTACAGTAATAGTGTCAGTAGTTGTTGATCTAATAGGAATAGTTGTACTACCATGTATAGGATCAGAAATACGAGGATATGCATGATTTGTAATATAATCATCTTTATCACAACTCATCGTTATTGATTGAGTAGCAATTCCTATAGTATTAGCAGTTGTAAGACCATGTGAAGGAATAGTTAATGTTAAATGACCTGTTAGTCCATTATAACCAACATCTGTTGGTGTAGTATTAACACCTGATGTGACAGATATACAATTGGTTGTAGCACTTCTAAAGATGTGCTTATAACCAATACACTCCATTTGGAATCCTTCTAATTTAACTGATTCTTCAATCTTAAGATTATGAGGTCCAACTGTAGTAACCTCCATAATTCCAGTTATATTATTATAGAATGCAGTTTTAATTCCTACTGCACTACCTACTGTTGGAACACCGACAATACTTTGAACTATACCACTAGAATCAATTACAGGATGTACTATTGCACCTACAAATGGAGCATAACCTCTACCTGGAGTAGAAGCAACAGATACAATGATTCCACCTCTAGGTAATTGGTTTTCATTAACATCACCTATGTCTATAATCGGAGTAGTATAACCAATAGAACTAATACCCGTGAATACAACACTACTAATTCCTGCAGTCTCATCAATTTTGAAATTTGCCTTAGGATTATTCTGACTATATGGAGCCTGGAATATATTATTAATAAAGAGTACACCATTACCACCAGTTGATCCAATACCAGTAACAGCAGTACCAATAGTTGTTAATGGGTAAGTAGTCTCCAACCCATCAAAACTTTCAGACATATCATCAAATAATTGATTATAAGTATAATCTTGTCTAAGGAAAGTTCTTCCACCAAATGTAGCTCTTGCATATGGAAGATTATTAGGATTAATAATACCAGTATCACCACCTAAAGGTGCTTGTGTGAAATGAATATTACTATCTAATATCTGGAATGATCCCCTAAAGAGTCTAACAGTCTCTCCAGCAGAATGAGCAGTTTGAATAGTACCTACGGCACCCCGTTCTACTTCAACAAGAGTCCAGGTGCCAATACCAACTGCAGGTCCAATTGTAGTTGTACCAAATCCAACAGTTCTTACAATTGACATCTCATCTTCAATCTTAAGCAAATCTCCAGATTGAATAGTAGAAATACCACTTAATACAAAGGCAGTAACAAATCCAGCAACAGGAACATTCAATTCATAATTAATTGAAGTATATGATATTGGTTTCTGTACCAAACCACTAATAGAAATCATGGACTTAGAGTCCCTCTTTCTCATTGTAAATCTATGCTGATTACCAGTACCAGATCCTGCTACAAAGCTTACTCCAACACCTGCTCTAGCATTAGTAGTTGAAATAGCAACTCTATATTGGTCATTATTATCTTTAATACCATAAACAGTATTTGGAAGATATGCAGTACCAGTTCCAACACCAGTATAATATACAAGAGCAGAACCACCAATACCAACAAGGTTAGAATCTGGAAGATAATTTAATTGTTCATATGTGGAGAAGAAGTGTTTCTGAGTAAAAACTCCTTTATCATAATCTAGTATGTTAGGATCACTAATATTAGTTTCTTGAGCATAAATTGGAGTTCCCTTATAAGTTAACTCGAAATCTTTAAGATTTCTATTATTAATACCAAGATATGTGTTTTGGGCAACAGATTCATAAACTTGACCATAACTAAATTCACCAATACCATCCATAGTACCATTAGGATCCAAATCTTTATATAAGATTTCGTTATAGGCAGTAACACTAACAATACCAGAAACTGATGAATGGAATTCTAAATTAATATGTCCATCTGGTCTATAAGTAGATCCAAATGTACCAATACCCATTGTAGAACCAACGGAAGCTAAAGGATATTCAGTAATAAAGTTTTGCTCATTATATGGATCAGTCAGTATATAAAGTTGATGTAAAGTTTGAGTAGAACCATAAGCAACATGAACTGTTGATTTAACTGATAAATCCCTCTGACTTGCTATTCCAACAAAAGTATTAATACCAACCAATGACTGTCGTGTAACTTCTATACGACCAGATCTTTCAGTTCCATCTGGAGTATATGGGATTTTAAATCTATAATTTGTACTAAATCCAACAGCAGAAGGATTCACTGCAATTATCTTAGATTTAACATTAATATCATTTGTGCGTCCATTTTCAAAATCAAATTTAAGTACACCACTCTCAATCTTAGATGTAATAGTTCCAATAAAGTTTGGAGCAGATAATCCACTTAAATTCTGTTTTGAGTTGAATGCAGCTAACTCAGTAAGATAAGTATTTGAATTATCATGCATAACTGCATATTCAAGATAATCAACTTGCTTCTCACTACCATCAGACGGAGTATCAATACAAACAAATTGAATAACAGCAGCTTCGGTTGTTGTCGCATCCAATCCAAGAATTTGTGTTGTAGAGCTAATTCCGAGAGTAGAAGCAGCACCACAAGAGCTATTAGATCCTTCTAATCTAATATTTCCAAATGTAGTTTCTCCACCTCCAACAGAATCGGCAAAACTTTGTTGCCATGTTTTAATTTCATAATTAGTGTCAAATGGCTCATTTGGTCTAGCAATTAGAAGAGTTTTTGATAACCCAGGTTCATATAAGGTATCAAAAGCAATATATCCAGTAGTAAGACCAACTTGATCATAATTTTTTGATTCATGCTTTTGAAGCAAATATGTATTATCACCAATGGTTATAGAGATGAATTCATTCAACTGATATTGATTTTTCTGAGGATCTTCTGCAAAATGAGTAGTTTGTGTAAACCATCTTTGGAAATATCTTCCTGCTGGATAATTAGCAACAATTCTATAATCACTTAAATCATTAGACTCATTAGACACAAATTGGGGAGAAATATCATCAATATCTAAAACTCTGTTCGTTCTATTTAAAATAAAGTCTGAAAGTCTAGTATTTCTCAATTCCACGAATTTAGAAATATTAACTTGAGCTAGGAAATCTCTAGCTAAATCAAATGGATAAATGGAATCTACTCTTAACGGATCTCCAACATAATCAAGAACTAGTCCACCAGCGTCTTCTGCTGGCCCAAGATGTTCTCCAGGATAACCTTGTACTAGTACTTCAGTATTAGCAAAGTTTTTAAGTCCAGATGGATGGACAATATCATTAATATAAGTAATCAGATCTTCATAAGTCTTAGGACTTTCAATTGCATAAGAAAGATTTTGGAAATAATCATTATCGGGCAATACCTGATTAGTATCATTAATCATACCAATATTATCTCTCCACCCAACTAATGATTTAACAGATGCAGCAATATTAAAACTACCATCAAATTCAGTGATACCAATAACTCTACATGTAGAACCACTTAATTTACCAGTTAGAATGTCATTAATCTCAAGTGGTTCAGCACCACTAATAATAATTTTAGCACTATTTTCATCAATGAAATCTAATTGAATATCCGCAGTTGCATCATCATTTTTCTTAAATGGTTCATTTGTAATAAACTTAGAATTTCCTTTAATTACTTCAAATCTAGCAACATACTCAGCACGAGTTACTTGACCAAATCCAAATGCAACAGTACATCCAGTACCAGGATTAGTTGTAATACCATTTAAATCAAAAGTAACTTCTCTTGGGTTTACTGCATCATTATAATCAGTAATTACAAATGGTAAGAATTTATAATCCCCAGAGTTGTATCCAGTTCCAGATCCAGCATCATATCCAATACCTTCAACTAAACAAGAAACACCAATTGCAAGAGGTTCTACAGTATACCCTAATACTGGAGTTGTAATCTTACATGTTAAAATTCCAAGAATGGATTCTACAGATAATATACTAATACCATTACTATTTCTAACAGGTGAAACACCATAATCATTATTAGAAAGTCCAACTGGCTGAACAACAACAGTTGCACTAGTTACAGCAGAATCACTTAATTCACAAGTAATAAGTCCACTATCTTTAATCTCACCAGTACCTTTATCATACAAAACTAATGCAGGTGCATTAATATAATACTTACCACCATAAGTAACATCAACATCAATAATAGTAGCAAAACTGTCTATATCAACAACTCTAGGAATAAAAGCATCTGGCTTAAGAGTATTATCTGATGGATATCCATATACATCATCTGGAACAGTCATAGAAACCAATTTATTGATTTCAGTAGATTCTGGAATTAATGTAGCATTAATACCATCACCAGAAATACTACTAATTCCAGGAAGTCTATCATAATTTACTCCACGATTAGTTATTCTTACTGTAGAAATACCACCAGTTGCTTGTACTGCTTGAGTGGTATATTCAATTACATCACAATTACTAACATCATACTGTAAAGATTCGGGAGGATATCGTAAATTAATAGAAAATTCAGTACTTCCAATACCTGTAATATTATACCCACCACTATATGAACTATCTACAAATTTAACTTCAGACCCATTAACTACTGTATCATCAGCTGTGGATATACCACTTGTACTGAATAAGTTATAAAATAGTACTTTTGGTGCAGTTTCAGAATACTTTAAAGTTAAATATGGATGATTAACATAATCATATGGATTTGTAGACCCAACACCAACAGTTGCATAACTACTAACTCCAACTACTTCAAATCCAAGACTTGTTCCAGATCCAACAAATTCATTAAAGAAATTAATGTCATAATAGAACTTTAAATCATATCCCGTCAATGTAGGATCACTCATCTCAAAACGAAGATCATTATTTCTAAATGGTCTTAATTGGGGATTAATTGGATTAATAGATTGTGTAAGACCACCTACATCAGTAATATTAACAACATTTGGAGATCCTTGAGTTTCTTTAAGAGTATCTGCAAGTTGAATATTATTATCATCAACTCTAACTATGTAATATTCTCTTTGTGTTATTCCACTTGGTATATTTGGTCCATAGTATAAAATTCTGTCACCAGTTATTAATCCATGATTATTTGCCGTAATTCTATTTGTAGTTGTGTTTATTCCAGTTGTGTTTATTCCAATAGGATTAGCAATTAAATAATCATCAATAACCTTCAATTTAGTATAAGTTGTTGTTCCAATACCAGTAGTAAGTCCAGGTTTAACAATTAAATCAATATGATCATCACTCAATAATTCATGATCATCTTTAGTCTGTATTGTTGCAGTAACCTTTTGAATAGATCCAGTAACTTGATATGTTTCTTGCTCTTCTAGTAAATAATCATATTGATCTGTTCCTCCACTAATAAAGTAAATATCATCAGAAGTTTTAGTAGTTTTAATACCAATACTATCTTTTGTTTTCTTTACTGCATAGACAATAGATGGAAAATTAAATGTTCCTGAGAAAACATCTGATGTAGCACAAGAAACATTAGTTCCAAAAGTTGGAACAGTAAATTTCAGTGCATCATTAGTTTTAAGACCATGATTCTCAAAATATAGTGTTTTTGTTAAAATAGACCTAGATGTGGTAACTCCTGAATACAAGAAATCTCTAGTAATCGTTTGTCCACTTGTAGTACCAAATCCAACATTTTCTGTAGGGTTAAAATAGAATTTTCTATTTAAATTAGAAGGGAATTTATCAGTAACTAAAGGAATTTCAACTTGACTTGAGAAATACGATAATGCAGTTCCAACTGTATTAGTATGAACACCAATAGACCTACGAATTCTTAATTTACTATCATCTGGATAAACATTTAGAATTTTAGCAGTTTCAGTACCAATTCCGATAGTTGATCCTGCAGAAACAAATGATGGAATAAACTGTACACTAATATCTGTCGTTATACCGCTAAATCCTTCATCTAGTAGTTTAGTTGAATAATTTACTGCACTAACTTGATGGGATCCTACAAGCTTATTGACACTAGTAGATAATCCAGCAACTTGAATATGATCCTTTACATTAAGAGAATGCCAAGGATCAATATTTGCAATGATTTTATTTTGACCCCATTCAAATACTACATCATCATAATTTTGGAAATCTGTTACAATTTTAATTATATCTTTACCTAATAATTTACCAACATATGCAGTAACACCACTACCACCAGTATCAGCATCATTAAAATCAATTTTTGCACCAACAGTATATCCAATGCCAGGATTAGAAATTCTTATACTGTCAACAGTACCACTATTGATTTTATCAGGTCTTGCAACATTAGCTAGATGTTTATATGGTTGATATACAAAATCATAGCTAGCACCATCACCAAACATCTTATATGGGAAGGTATTTCGTACTAAATTAGAATTTTCAAAATCATAGTTAGTTTGTCTGATTTTTTCACCAGATACTGTATTAACTTTTAATGCGAATCCCCTATAAGTGTCTCCAATATAATATGGGAATTGAGGTACTGATAGATTATCTACAGTTGCAAAATATGCATATACACCTTCTTCAAATTCGGGTGTTTTGGTAAATCTACCATTATGTTCATCTAAATCTTTATCTGCAGAATAATAATAATCCTCAATAAAGAATCCTGCTTCATAATCAGTCAAAGATGGTCTATTTTCAACTTTACTTGCATCAAGTGTATATGATGACTTCATTCTAGTAGAAGCAGACTGAATATCATCAGAATCAGTTAAACCATAAGGTCCATATATTGGATTACCATCATATGCCCATCCAATAATAGGAGAATGCCCAGATCCATCATCCCCAAAATAATTTCTAACAGTTGCTCCATATGCAACCGATTCAACAGCTAATCCATCCTCTACAGGAGCAAGATAATCACCATTCGTAGTACTACTGGTTTTATATTTGTTACCAACTAATCTTCTAACTTTTGTGGAGAAAGTAGCAGAATCTCCAGGAGATCTAACAACAACACTCGTTGTTGAAGTAGCATATCCAGCACCTTGAGATAAGACTTTAACAGATGAAATCTCTGTCCCATTCATAATTGCACGAATTTTTGCTCCAGTTGCAGTACCTAGACCACTTACTTCAATATCTGGAGGACCATCATATCCTGTTCCTTTACTTTGAACAAAAGCATCGATAACTCTTCCATTTACTATAATAAGTCCAATTTGACCATATGATCCAGAATTTATTAATACTGAAGGTGCTTTTTCAAAATTAATGATATTGGATCCATAATCTCTACCAGTATTATACAAAATAGCATCTACAACTTCACCACGAACAATAGGATTAGCTTCTAATACCTGTGGAGTATCTGCATCAGTAATAACATTAACATCAACAGTTATTGGAGGATAAGAGAAGTCCTGTTGACCTACTCCATGATTAGCAAACCTAACATACTCTTTATTCAGATAATTTGTAGTATTTGGAATTCTAGTAGTAGCAATTCCAGAATAACATAATCTAAACCTATCATCATCTATTTTCAATACCTGATATTGTGAATCTGTTGACAATCCACTAATTACAGAACCACCAGTACTTGATATACCATAATGAATAACTTCACCATCACTAAATCTATGATTTTCAAATTCAATAAAGTCTCTTAATGTACTAACACCTACTGGTTCTAAAGAAATTGTTCTATTTGTGTAATCATGTCCACCATCAAGAATAGTAACTCTAGAGACCCTTCTCTTAGTATGATAATCTCTAAACTGGTGTATACCACTATTCAAATCAGCTGCAGTTGTTCCAAATCCAACAGTATTAGCAACACCAGCAACAGCGTCAGATTTTGACCTATAAAGTTTAAATATCGTAGCACTAGTAATACCAATATAATAAGATTGACCTTCTACTAAGCATGTATCAATACCAGCAGAAGCTGCCGTATGAAGTCCAACAACATAGTTATTATTAGAACTATAAATTACTCTATCCCCAGTTTTATAATAATGAGGTTTATCCATTATAAATCTTCCACCTTTACCATCTAAAGGATCAATATTACCGCCATTATAGAAAGATTTTGCATTAAATGTAAATTGCCTATATCCCAACTCTGTTACTGCTTGTGCTTTAGCACCAGCTCCATTACCACCATGTATATCAACTGAAACAACTTTTTTAATTTCAAAGTCAACTGGGTCAATTAAAACATCAGTAACAGTACCACCAATAGATAATCTACCCCTAGCAGTGTTAATTCCTGTTCCACTATTTGCAATAGTTATTGAAGGAGGGTTAAGTACATCATAACCTCTACCAGAATTAACTATATCTAAAGATTGTAAAGGACCATAATAGATAAATTTATCAGATTTATAGTTAGTAAGTTCAACCCCATTAACTAAAATACCAGTATTACCATCTAAAGTTCTTTCAGATGTTGTTCTTTGTTGAACACCAACAGTTAAATCTTGATCAAGAATAAACCTTTTAAGTGTTCTACCTGGAAAAATAGATCGTCTTGCTTGTTCAACTCTAACAAAATCATGATATCCAGTTGTAGATACTGGAGGAGTAAATTCTACTGCTATTCCTGAAGGAATAAATGATCTAGATGGATATAATTTAATTTTGTTCTTCTGAGCCAGTACTTCTACAAAATAAGAATTCTTATCTAATCCAGCAATTTCTTCATCACCACTCCTAGGAACATAAACAAGTTCCTCACCAGTTCTGAATGGAACATCTTGTGCAAAAGAGATAATATTATATTTGTTTGATAGACTATTATATCCCTGCCAACTACCCCCAGATACTGAAGGATTCTCTAAAGCAGCATGAATTTTATCAGTATAGATTGGATAAGAAGGAATAGAATTAGAAGCTACAAATGATTCTTTCTTACCACTTTCCGAATTTTTAGCATCTACAACATAAGTATTAGAAACATTGGCTAAAATTTGATTCTGACCACCAATAATTGGTACTTTAGTAGTATTAGCTTTATTCTGTACTCGTCTTATATCGTATGATAAACCACTAGCAGTTGTAAAAGTTCCCTGTACACTAATAGAATTATTTGATAGGTTAACATAACCAACTGTTAATACAGCAGTTTCTGTTTCTGTATTTCTAACAAGTAATTGTACTGTATCACCAACTCTTAGACTAGATTTATCAATTGAACCTGCTAATGTGAAAGTAGATCCACTTAAATCTTCAATTTGGTATCTAACAGATGTATTATAGTACCAAGAATTAAAAAATGTTTGTTCCCAAGTCTTATCTAAGTTTGGATTAGTAATAAATCTTCCAAGGTTCTTAACTTTAACACGAGAAGTCTCAGATAATCCATATAAATCCTGAAGGGAATCAAAACCACTCAAAACTCCCGTTATTCTCATCTTAACAGGATTAACAATTTTATTTTCTTCGTACCCATAAACTAAAGTGGGTGTATAGATCTCAGTAGCAGATGGAATGTCAGGATAAGTCGTTGTTAAACCAATAAACTGGTTTACAGTCTTTTCAGTATAATCTAATACCTGATAATGACTATCTGTATCCAATCCCACCTGGAAAGTTCCAGTTTGACCAAATCCAATAGTAGAATCAACAGTAAGAACAGTTGCACCAAGACCAACTTTACCAATAACTCGCGTTCTGCCTGGAACAGCAAATGTTCCTTGGATTAAATCCCTATCATCATATCCAATAAAGACAGAAATACGATAAAAATCATCTCTGATGTGTATAACTTCTGAAATTGGTCCACTAGCAGCATTTACTAGGGGATTACCTTCTTCATTATCCTGAAATAGGGTCTGTCCAATAAGTTTTAATGGATCTCCAGAAACTACTTGTACAGCAAAGGATTCTCTCCTCAAATAGTTAGCATATGAGGGCTTAATGAGGTATTTTTCAAGATCATTGATTTTTGGTTCTAAACCAAATAATGCTTTGAATAAAATCTTGAAAGATTCGTCAGTACCCTTAGATTCGTATAAACTTCTTGCTTCTTTTATAAAATTATTAACATCTAATTCAGGACTTAAAGCAACACCCTCTAAACCAGGGGTATACATTGCTTTTAGTTTATCATATATTTCTTTTAAGAATAATGCACTTAAATTCTGAACACTATCACCAGAATCATGAGTACCAGCAACAGTTTGCTTCCAATCTACATTTTTATGGTCTAATTGGCTATGATAAGTGGTAATTCCACTAAATCCTCTAACACATCCTGTAAAAGTTGTTGAAGTTTTATCAGAATATGTGATAATTTCGTCATTGATCTTTAAAAGACCCCATCTTTGAGGGAATCCCTTCGTATTATCAGAAACTGTAATAGTATCATCACTAATAGTAACACTAGACGCTAATGAAACTTGTCCAGATACAACTTCCTTCGTTAAATTATCAATTCTAATATATTTGTCAATATTTTCTCCAATATCAACAGGACCACCTTGATATTCTGCAGAGATATAATACTGCTTTAAAAAATCCTCTAATAATGGATTTTCAGTGATCGCAAACTCTGGAGTTTGGTCATTGACAATTTGGTATGTTTTTACTCTAGTTGATAGAGGGCTATATGTTTCAATCATCCGTTTTTACGATCTAGTAATAGAACCATTAGAATAACTAGAAGTAACCTTATATCCAATGCCAGAAATTTGTTCACCAGAAGATATAGTGTCTCTTACGATATTTATCGTAGTATTAGACATGTCTAATTGTAAATACAAATCTTTTAGTCCAATAATATCATTTGATCTTGGATATGCCTGAACTTCTATAATTCCAGTTCCAAGAGTTGTACCAGTTATATTAATTGTATTAATAACAATTTCACCTTTTTCATAATCTACATAACCAGCAGAAGGAATAACAACAGGTGCATTTTCTCCTGAAATTTCAGTTAATTGAACTACAGCAAGATCTCCTTTCAATAAGTCATCATGAGGAAGATCAGTGAAGTATAAAGTATTGATATTGCCCTCAATTTTAAATCCAGTACTTTTAATATTTTTACCAGCTGGATTAACATGGAATGCATTACCAAAACATAATTCATATTGAGTAAATGCATTAAAAATAGGTTTTAAATCCCTCCTCATAGTCAATTTCATAATATTTGAAGTAATAGCATTATTTGTATCATCAATAATACCTTGAGCTTCAGAATATTTAAATCTACCACCAAATTGATTCAAATTAGCAGATTCACCATAAGAAGTAAGTGCAGCAGTAACTTGTGACTTTAATCCATTAATATCACTAAAAATATTTGAATTATAATAAACTGCAGTTTCAAGTTCAACATAAAGCATTTGAAGATCTACTATTCTTTGGTTAATACCAGCAATAGAATATCTCTTCAATTTATCTAAAATTTGAGTTTTAGTAAAATCAGACAAATATGTTGCATTTCTTGGTTTTACACTTAATATTACAGTACCAAATTCAGGAGGATCCAATTCTTCACCACCCATTACAGAAACAGATTCTGCATCAGGGAATACACTCTGTATAATTGCTTCGTAATCCCTTGCTGTAACCGCCCTGTACTGTGATGAATAGAGTCTAGGTGCAATATACTTAACAGAGTCAACACTCTCTACATCACCGCCTCCTTTAGCAGTCTGTACTGTGTTAATTATTGGTGATGTAGAGGCATCAACAGGATTTCCAGCATCATCTACCAAATCTCCACTATATGAGAAGAATTTACCATCATTACCACCCTTTCCATCCGTAATAATATAGCTAACATCGATAATATCACCATTATCTAACTTTTTACCAAATAATCCATCACCAAATAGCAATTCATACTTCTCATCCTTAACTTCCTGGACAAGATAGATGTTAGATTGTTGATTAATTGCTGTAATATTGTCAACATGCGAATATTCTAGTCCAGAAGTCGATCCAGACTTCCTTACAAAGACTCTAATAGACGCAGAATCAATAAATGAGTTGTCTAAGATAAATCTTTGGTCTAAACTACCATTAACACGGAAACTTTTCTTTAAAAGTGTGCCTTGATAGACAGTAATATCTTTAAATACTCCTGTTCTAGGAGGATTTGTTATCGCAGTAGATCCAGTATCAATAGGACTATTAACTGTTATGTCTTCTGGTATTGAAAAAGTGAAAGAAGTGTTATTTACAGCACCAACTACAACTAAACCTTTCTTTAATCTAACAGTATTAGTATTTCCATTGAATTTAAAGTCAAAACTAATGATTGCTTGAGCAGATTTACGCGATCTTGGTACATATCCAATATTTCTTGCTAAAGAAACTACATTTTCTCGTAAAGTAGCTGAATCCAAGAAGGATTCATTAACAACCATGTTGCTATTAAACGCCGTAATGTAAGTATTATATGCTAATATATCAATTAGGATCGACATATTCGACCCTTCATAGTCAAAATCAGTAAAATCTGAGTTTGCTCTTAAATAATCTTTAATTTGACCCTTAATCTGATCAAAATCAAGGTTAGTAAACTTGGTTACGGGCATGTTCTTTACCTAGTTGCCTCTAAAATGAAGGAAAATGACTGAGTAGCATAATCTTGTCCTACAATATGGTAAGATACGAATAATTCAAATGCATTAGAATCAGGTCTTGGGTCAGCTTTCACTGCAATGTTGGCAATTCTTGGTTCATATCGCAATAAAAGAGACTTAATCTCTGCTGCAATTATTCCTCCAGATGCAACATCAACAAAACCAAAGAGAGTTTCAGTGATATCTGATCCTACACTACTATAAAATCGCTCATTCACCCCAGTCTGAACCAAATTTCTCACTGCGCGGGTAATTGACCTCTCGTTCTTAAGAACATTTAAGTCTCCAGTTACAGGATTTGGCTTAAAATCGAGGGTAATATCTTTATAACCGCGTGATCGTTTGATCGCCATTAATTATGGGCACTATATGTTGAGATTATTTATACCCGTTTCCCTAACTATCTCCAATTAGCACTGTCAATTCGATAGATTCATCATCCATTTCCCATTCTTCATCAATTAAAAGACCTTTTTCTTTAATAGTCTCATGAAGAGTTTCTCTAGCATATTGTTGCGGATCAATAGGAATACTAGTCCTATAAAGAAGTTTTCCAAATTCATCTTCAATTGTACCGTCTTCTTTAATATAGAACCTGGTGTTCCTCTGTAGATCAATAGACATGGTAGTACTCCTGTGATCCGATTGCACTCTATGTAGGCTCTTTATTTCCCCTGTCCTCTATAAGGTTTACGAGGCGAGTTTCGCGCCGTAGCGGAATATTTGGTATTCTTAGAATGACCTTGCCTAGTCATTTTCCTTACAGATTCAATATTATTACCTGTTCCACTGATGCTAAGATAAGACTTAACTTTCTTCATAAGACCTCGCAGTAAAATGTATGTTATTTGGATGAGGATATCCAGTATCATAAAATGTACTTGATAACTCCATCATCTTCGCCATAAAATCATCTTCAGAGAGATCTTCATAGACCTCTCCTTCATCGATTCTAATAGTATAGATATCAGTCACTAAATGACTCTGTTCTTCTCATGTCCAACTCTTACCCTAGGATCACACCAGATCTCAAATCCAGCATCGAGAGCATCTAGACAGAAGGAGACATCCTCTCCACACATGTCTTGTACTTCTCCACTCTCAAAGACTTGCATCTTTGGAGCAAACCAAGGATACTTCATCTTATCATGTTCCCATACACCATGCTTAATAAGAATCCATCCAAACCCTGTATAATCGACAGTAAATGGTTTCTTACGCTTAGACATGGTTTCACCAGTCTCATGATTCATAACCCCTCCGTTATTACGGAAGTTATCCTCATCGAGCCAGTGAGCAACAGAAGTAGTTTGACCATCTTCCGTCATATACCATCCTGCAGCAATGTTCTTATTCATAAGAACTAGTTGCAAGAACTTCTGGGTGTTGAATACGATATCACTATCGATCCATAGTTGATAATCATACTTAAGTTTACCATCCCAAGGAATCTGGTCTGGTCCTCGTAATACATTAGCACCAAGACATTTACATCTGGCAAAGTTCACCATTGATGAGTAGTCTTGAGAGATTTGAATACTAGCACCATGTTGTACTAGATCAAAGCATAGTTGTACGAAGTTCTTAAGATAAACATATGATACTCCACGACCAGGAAGACAGAAGACAATAGACTTGCCCCTAACCATTTCCCATGCTGCATCATAGTCCCATTCTTCTTCTGCATTCTTCTTAGGCGGAGACTTCGCCTTTACAGTAAATCCTTTAGCCATAATGATTCGCTAAGACATCAATATTATACCAGATTATATATGCTAAGTCAAAT